GGCGGTGGTGGTAAACCTATGCCCATGCCTGCCAACCCAAATCGGCCCACACCAAAGCCCGGCATGGGCGCACCCGGCCCTGCAATCGGAAGCATGACTGGCACTCGTCCCGGTGGCAAAGGTGGGGCTGGCCCCGCCGCTCAAGCCGCTGCTGCTCAACAAGCCGCTGGCGGTAAGGGTGGGCCGCGTCCAATGGGTCCGGGACAAGTTGCTCAGATGGCAAAACTTGCCGATATGGCCGGAATGCAGCGTATGAAGGGTGGCGGCTATCTCAAGAAGAACATCGATGGTAAGGCGTCCAAGGGCAAAACCAAAGGCCGCAATTGCTAAGGTGAGTCATGGGCCGCACGAACGAAAAGCTGTGGGAACAGTCTAAGGCGCAAGCCAAGGCTAAAATGGGCGGGAAGCATTCCGCCCGCGCCATGCAGCTTGCCGGGAAAATCTACCGCGAGAAGGGCGGTGGGTATGCCGGAGAGAAGACTGCGGCCCAGAAGTCCATGTCAAAATGGACAAAAGAAGACTGGGGGACCAAGAGCGGCAAAAACTCCACTCTTGGTCCCAAGGCGACTGGCGAGCGGTATCTGCCGAAGAAAGCTCGTGCGGCTTTGTCGGAATCGGAATACGCTGCGACAAGCGCCAAGAAGCGATCAGACACGGCAAAAGGCAAACAGTTTTCAAAGCAGCCTGCAAAGATTGCACAGAAGACAGCGAAGCACAGGAAGAAGTAAATGGCAGTTGTTGTCCCTGATCTTTCCGAAATCTTTGAAGAGGCTTATGAGCGCCTCGGTCTTGAGTTGCGCTCTGGCTACGAACTGAAGACGGCTCGACGCAGCTTGAATATGCTGACGCTCGAATGGCAGAATCGTGGCCTGAACCTCTTCACGATTGAGTCAGGCACTCAGGCTCTGACCGCAGGGACCGCAACGTACACCCTGCCCACAGACACAATCGATATCATTGAGCATCAGCTTCGCACTGGCACTGGCACAAGCCAAGTGGATACCAATCTTGAGCGCGTCAGCGTCTCCACATATGCGCAGCAGAGCAACAAGAATACGCAGGGCAGGCCCACTCAGATTTATGTCCAGAGACTGGCAACAGAGACCAAGGTGACCGTGTGGCCCGTCCCAGATGCCACGCAGCCCTATACGCTCCTGTACTATCGCCTGAAGGGCATTGATGGCTTGGCGTCTGGCATAGCTGGCTCTGCGGCCATTCCGCCTCGGTTCATCCCGGCTTTGACATCAGGCTTGGCTTACTACCTAGCCCTCAAGAAATCGCCCCAGATGGCACCCAGCCTCAAGCAGGACTATGAGTTCCAGTTTGAGTTGGCGGCTGGTGAGGACACGGATCGATCATCTGTGCAGTTTGTGCCGTACAATACATTCATGATGGGTGGGTGATGGCATACGCGAGAGGCAAGAAGGCATTCGGATACTGCGACAGAACTGGGTTTCGCTACCCTTTGTCTGAGCTTGTGTATGAATACCAGAATGGCGTTCGCACTGGCTTCCGTGTTGGCAAGGATGTGTTTGATCCGGACCAGCCCCAGAACTTCTTGGGCCGAGTTAAGATCAACGACCCGCAGGCCCTGAAAGACCCACGGCCAGATACATCGCTTGACGCGAGCAGACAGTTGTGGGGATGGAATCCCGTTGGGAACCCTGCGCAATATATGATATCATCAGTTGGAACAGTGACTGTGGTCACGACAGAAGGAGAGTGACGATGCCTAAAGGAACTGGACGACCCTATAACCGCGGCGAGCGCGAAGTTGTAGCTGGTATGAAGCGACTTCGTAAAAGCGGGCTTGGTCGCCGGAGAAATGAATTTCCCGGTGCAGAAGGCACTCCCGGCGGAGTTGGCACCTTTAGCCCGTATCCTACAGACAAGCAATATGATCGCGGCGCACGTCGCGCCAAAGGCGGGGCGATCAAGCAGGGCATCAAATCCAAGGCCAAGGGCGGAAAAGTCTCCGAGTACGGCGGCAAGGAAAACTACAAATCCAAAAGCTCCATGATGAAGCATGAGTCGATGGAATCTCCGGCCATGGAGAAAAAAGAAAAGAAGATGAAGTCTGGCGGCATGATGAAGATGCGTGGTGCCGGAGCAGCCACAAAAGGCACGAAGTTTTCCTCAAACGGGTAAGTTCAAATGAACTATTCTGAACTAGCGCAGGCCATACAGGACTATACGGAAAACCAAGAGACGACCTTCGTCTCCCAAATCCCCACGTTCATCCGTCAGGCTGAGCAGCGGATTTTCCGTACAGTCATGATCCCTGAGTTAAGGAAGAATGTGACCGGGACACTGACGAGCGGGAACCAGTATCTTGCTCGTCCTAGTGACTTCTTGTCTGTGCTGTCTTTGGCTGTAGTAGACGGGGACGGTGACTACACATATCTCCTCGACAAGGATGTGAACTTCATCAGGGAAGCATATCCGTCGAGTGCAACGCAGGGCATTCCGAAGTATTATGGCGTCTTCGATGGGGATGTTTACTCTGGCAGCGTCGAGACTGGCAGTGGAAACTTTATTCTCGCCCCAACACCAAACGCCAGCTACGCCGTAGAGCTGCACTACTACTACGACCCACCGTCCATTGTGACGACTGGTACGTCGTGGCTTGGCGAAAATGCCGATACAGCACTTCTGTATGGCGCTCTTATTGAAGCATACACCTTCATGAAGGGCGAGCCTGACCTAATCGGTCAATACACTTCGCGGTACAAAGAAGCTCTGGCTGAACTGACTGGCGTAGACATCAAGCTCAAGAAGGATAACTATCGGAATGGGGAGCGCGTATAATGACTGCAGCACTCCAACTGAACTCTGACGGGTTTAATGTCACTGTCCTGACTACCGAGCGGAGGGGATTCACCCCGGAAGAGATCGCCTTGCGTTGTGCTGACCGAATCGTGTCCGTGTCAAATACGGCGCATCCAGCGATCCGAGATCAAGCAGTCGCCTTCAAGGCGCAAGTTGCCAAGGTCGTTGAGACATATCTAAAGGAAGCGGTCAAAAGCGACAGGACAACCGTATATAACGCCATCATGGATGCAGGCCACCCTGAGCTTGCCGATCTGATAAGGAGACTCTGACATGGCCTTCACTGGCAACTTTATGTGTACTTCCTTCAAGAAAGAACTCTTGCAGGCCAAGCACGACTTCACCGCAAGCACTGGTGACACATTCAAGCTTGCGATGTACACCAACAGCGCATCGTTCACTGCTGCAACCACTGACTATACGACCTCGAATGAGGTTAGTGGCACTGGCTATACAGCAGGCGGCGGAACCTTGACGAACATCACGCCTACGACTTCAAGCACGACTGCTCTCACTGACTTCGCGGACCTGACGTTCTCGACTGCCACCATTACAGCGCGTGGTGCGTTGATTTACAACACGACAGCGGGTGCCAGCACTGGCACGACAAATGCCGTTATTGTGTTGGATTTTGGTGGAGACAAGACTTCGACGGCAGGCGATTTTACCATCGTGTTCCCAACTGCTGACGCGAGCAACGCAGTCATTCGGATCGCCTAATGGGTGATATCATCGTCCCAATCGGCGGATGGTCCCGCTTCGGTTGGGGCGAGATGCCATGGGGTCAGACAGACCTCCCAAAAGCCGTAGGCAATACAGGCTCTGTAACTGTTGTTGCTGAAGCGAACGTTCCCACCACTGGCCTTCAAGCCACCAGCAGTGTTGGCTCCGTAACCGTAATAGCAGAAGCCGCAATCAATGTTTCTGGTGTTTCTGGTTCTGGTGGAATTGGCTCTACTTCTGTTGTAGCCGACGCAAATGTTGCGCCGTCTGGGATATCTTCAACTGGAAGCGCCGGAAGCGTTGTCGTTTCTGCTGATGCAAACACATCTGTGGGCGGACTACAGGCTAACGCCCGAAACGGCTCTGTATCCGTAACTGCACAGGCAATAGTTTCTCCGTCTGGGCTTCAGGCCTCCGGGCAGGTTGGCTCCGTTCGCGTTGGAATTTTCGTCTCCGTTTACGTCACTGGGGTATCAGCGACGGCATCTGTAGGGGAAGTCGCGGCCAAGGCTGGAGCCAGAATTGGCGTGTCGGGCGTTGCGGCGAACGGTGCGGTAGATGCAGTACTTGTGTGGGGCGAGATTGTTCCAAATCAAAATCCGAGTTATAGTTCAATAGAACCTTCGCAATCCGCCGGATATGCGACGATCACACCAAGTCAGGTTTCTGGCTATGCATCGGTGGCTCCGTCGCAATCCCCGGGATACGCGCCCGCAACCCCGTCACAGTCTCCGGACTGGAAAGAAATAGCAGCATAGGACAAAGACCATGCCAAGCACTTACACAACGAACAACGGCATCGAACTCATCGGAACTGGTGAACAGTCCGGTACTTGGGGCGATACTACCAACACAAACCTTACCCTTGTCGATACGTCATTGGATGGGCATACGACAATCACTCTTGTGTCTGCAGGCACGAGTGGGTCGCCAAATAGCCTTCCCATCTCTGACGGCTCGGCATCAAATGGCCGCAACCGCGCCTTGATTTTTACGGACGGCGGGGACTTGGGTGCTGATGTTTATGTTCAGCTAACCCCAAATGATGCGAAGAAGATTATCTTTGTTCGCAACAGCCTGTCTGGATCGCGCAACCTTATCCTGTTTCAAGGCACATATAGTGCCTCTAACGACTTTGTACTTGCTGCTGGAAAGGATGCCATTGTCAAGTTCGACGGTGGTGGTTCTGGCGCTATTGCATCTGCTGTTCTTGCGGACCTCGCTCTTGATGCAGCGACAATCACAACCATCAGCAATACGACTCTGAACACTGCCACGGTCAATGCTACAACTGTAGACACCACAAGTGTTGAGGTCACCAACCTCAAAGCTAAGGACGGCACTGCATCCGCCACGATTGCCAACAGCACTGGCGTCATGACGATTGCGTCGTCCGTGCTAACAACCACAGACATCAACGGTGGCACCATCGACGGCACGACCATTGGCGGTACGTCTGCGGCGGCGGTAACGACGACCTCACTTGTTGCGACCACCGCTGACATCAATGGCGGCACCATCGATGGCACCACGATTGGTGGGGCATCTGCTGGCGCTGGCACTTTCACTACTGCGACCGCCACTACAGGCAACATTACGACGGTCAATGCTACGACTGTTGACACGACCAACATCGAAGTCACCGCGCTGAAAGCCAAGGATGGAACCTCTGCTGGTTCGATTGCGGACAGCACTGGCGTAGTCACTCTGGCATCTTCTGTGCTGACAACGACTGACATCAACGGCGG